AGTAGTTGAAGCGATGATAGTAGCTATTTGAACAGCGTAAAACCTATGTTTTAAGCAGTTAGAAAAAACAGCGTACATTTGATAAACTCCTGATAGAATAGCGGTAATTGTTAAGGGGATGTTTAAGGTGTCAAAATCCACATATATCGTTGCAGGCAATAAAAATATATGGCAAATACCTATAAGTATTTCGCTAGGTTCTCCGTCAGAGTAAATTAATATTTGTTTAAGCCTATTCATAACTTACCACTTTACTTTGTCTGCCCAATAAGCAGCAGACATTTTGCCTTTAGCAATGTTTTTAGCGTGTCTAGCTTTAAAAGAAGCTCTTTTCTTTTTCATTACCTCAGACTCTCCTTTTTTTGGTTTACCTGCAGTTTTAGCTCCTTGCTCACCAAAACGGATAGTTTTTACTTTATCGCCATCTTTAGCTACAACAACGTGAGATTTTTTTGGATGATTAGGGGTTCTCTTTGGTTTATTATAACCTGAAACTTTCGCTCTTTCTAATCTAGAATCTTTTTTCTTAGCCATATTATGATGGAGAATAATTAGTTGAACGCTTGCTATAAGATATATTCCAAGACAACCTAAGGTAATCAATACCTCCTGTCCAAGATGACGCTCTTACAAAGAAAAATATCTTTTTACCTGCAGGTATTTTAGAACCTGATGTAGCTGAAATAGAGAAATCGTAACCTGTGCTAGTTATAGCGCAATTCACCATATCCTTACCTATAAAAGTAGCGTTCTGCAAGTTTGCGTCAGAGCCATTGTCTTGGTCTGTATAAAATGCTATTAAATCTACATTACCCGTTTGGTTGGTATTCATAATAGTTCCTGATATTTTAGTATCAAAAATCTCAAAAGGAACGTGTACTCCTAAATGAGAGTTACTTCCTGGAATACTAGGAGTAGCAGAGTCACCAAGATTTGCTGTGGTATATGTACTCCAAGAATAATAATTCCAACCATAACTAACACTACCGTAATACCATCTATCAGCCGCTCCTGCCCCAATTCTAAAACCGCTTGAAGTTAAAGAGGCAAAAGTTTTGTCGTCGCTTAATATTTCTACAGACTTTACTAACGTGTGTAGGAAAGCTCGAATATTCTCTAATTTAACACCGCCTTTTACGTTGGTCTTAAAGTGTTCCTCAATAAAATGTAGTAAATTATCCCTATCGAATTGCTCAGTTCCTTTTACGGCTGCAGAATCGTTGCTTCGACTTTGAGCTGAGAACTTACTTTTATAACTAGACGCTTGGTCTGTATAATTAGGTGTAGCCATAATTTATATATTAATCGTAATAACCCTCTTTTCTTCTTCTCTCTAATGAGTGGTTGTATCTATTTCGCTTACTTCCGTAAGCTAGTATACCACCTAGTCTAGTGACGTTATCTCCGTTTAAATGTTTATCGTTTTCACTTGACTCATAGTCCGCATAAACCCCATCATTGTCGGTATCGTCTAACCAATCCAACATATCTTTTCTAAGTATCTCAGCTTTCCTAAAAGTGTCATCTTTTATTACAGACAATTCAAAGGCATCTACAGGGTCACTAAAATCATCATCGTTAGTTACAATACCTGAAGATGTTGTGTTGTACTGCATATCATTTAAAACCTCATACTTAACATAAAGAGCTAAACAGGGTTTTATATAATTGTCTACTAAAGTAACTTCATCTGTGCTTGGGAGAGGGCTTGTAGCTCTTTTGTGAAATTTTTTACGAAGCTCACCCCAAAAATAGTCTCCTAAATGTTGTTTAAGATGAGTTATCTCAGCTATAAGAACAATATTATTATCTATAATAGAAGTGTCCATATTAGCATTAGTCATAGCTTTTTCTACAACCTCTTCTGCGCTTATTAAGTTATTGTATTGTCTATAGTCTGTCGCTGCCATCTTCCTTTCCTTTTAAGTCTTCTAAGTAAACATCTTCTAAATCAGGTCTTTCCTCTAATCCTATCAAAGCTCTAAGCTCGTTAATATCAGCTATTTGCTTTATATCAATATCAGCAGCAAAACCTATTGGAGATTCAAATTGAACTTCTAAAGATGAAGCGTCTAAAGAAAGAGTCTTACCTATAGCGTCTCTCATAGGTTTAAACACTTGTTCTATAGTATCTTGAATAACAGTTCTCATAACTAAATCGTAAGATATTCTAATCTCACTACCTGTATTATTCATCTTACCACTAGAAACAATACCTGAAAGAGCAGGTTGCCACCTGTGGGCTGTAACAATATTATTTCTAGTAAGTTCCTGATACTCCATAAAACTACCGTCTTTATCATCTTTCAAGATTTGAACATTAGCGCCTCCACCACCTGAGCCGTCTTTCACAAGGAATAATATTTTACCATTATTACCTTCTCCCGTAAGCTTATCTTGAGCTAAAGATATTAATTCTTCAGCTTCATCATCACTCATAGAACCTTCTATCTCTACGATAGCGGAAGGCATAAATCCATTTTCAAATTTAGAGCGATTATATTTTTGTATTAAGTAATCTATCTCTATAGAACCACTTTCTGCGGCAGCTATATAATCAGGGATACCGTATCTTTGGAATCCACTTTCGTAATCCTTAAACATAAGAATAGAGCGACCATTCTTAAAGTTAGGGAACATAGGTAGTTTACGAACTTCCTTGTCGCTCAAGTCGTAATGATTCCAGTCAGGATTAATAAATACTGACTCCATGTTTTTACCTACACGAACCATAGTTGAATCAACGTGATACATATTGCACCCACCTTCATATTCAACAAATTCTATGTAAGCGTTTCCGAAAGAGTAAAAGTCATCTACAACTAATCTAAAAAGATTTCTTAAAGACTGGCCATTAGGGTTTACCTCCTTAATGTAGTCTTGTAATTTTGCATTTATAGTAGTTATTTTACTGCCTGCAGTGTAAGTTGCTTTTTGAGATAGTATAGCTCTGTGAGTACTAGATTTTCTTTTTAATTCAGCAAGATATTGAGGAAATAAATTATCCTCTCCAAATCTATAGTATTCTTTAGAGGTAATATTATGTTGCCTTTCTTTTATATCAGGCATAGGGGATAAGTTAACTATATCAAACCTAACTCTACCTGATGCTTTTTTGCTAATAGTGCTAGCAGTAGAGCTAGCAACAAACCTACCCTTTGAGTCTCTTTTTCTTTCAGCCACAACTTATAAGTATAATGATTTTACAAATATAAAAAAATAAAGGGCTACTCCCTTAGTTTCACCCGATATTAATATATTAAGATGCAGATACTTGTCTAGGAAGTTCTCCTTGAACTGCAGTAAGCTTTATTGTAGCCCCAACGTCATCTGACATTGCAGAACCTGATGTAGCCTCTATAGACTCTAAGAATAATGCAAACTTAGAAGTTATGTGAGGAGCACTACTAACAGTAGTTTGGTCTCCTAAAATGTTATCCCAACCTAAAAGTAATTCTACCTTTGACGCACTAGCTTTTACATTTAACGTTGCAATACCCATAAGAGCTTTTCCAACTAATTCTGATAAAGCTCCAAATTCAGTTGCGCTTAAATTAGGAATAAATCCTTCTATTGAGCAAGTGTGTAAAGCTAATCCATTCTCTTGAGCTGTAGATACAGTAAGTGTAGACTGCTCAGGAGCAAATCTATATGTTGCAGGAGCAGGAGATGTTGGTAAGTTTCCTGAAGCAATAACTATATCGTGAGTGCCATCTATAGTAGCTCCAAGTTCACAAGAGTTTGTTGCGCTTACACCTGAGTATAATTGCTCCCATAATTTTAATTCTAAAACACCACCAACTAAACCTCTTTTAGAAGTTAGTGATGTATGAAATGCTGTGTTATTTAAACTTGTTAATGCCATTTTTTTTCTTTTTAAATATTATGTCTAAGCAAATTTGCCAGGAGCTTCAGCTTGCATACAAGTAAAAGTCAAAGTTACTCCGTTTTCATCAGCTAATGATGAACCTGTATTTGCCACAGCAGATGTTAACTCCATAGGGAATCTAGTCTTTGTAGTGCTTTCAGACGAAATCCCATCCCAACCTACTAAATACGTATCTCCATCCCAAGTATAAACTTTAGCAATTAAAGGTGTGTTAACCATTGATTGTAACTCTAATAACCTAGCTTGAGTTATATCAGGAACATAACCTTCAATAACGATTTCAAAGCTAGCTAAACTTTTCCCAAAGTCATTAGAAGCTGTAATCTGCATATTTGCAGTTTCTTTTTTAAACTCTACAGTTTTTATAGAGCTTCCTATAGTTCCTGAAGCAACTCCTGCAGCGCTAATAGCTAAAGAGCTTTGCCCTCCTTCAACGTAAGAAGCTATTTCCATTTTTTTGACACCGCCTTTTGCAAAGTGGTCGTTACCACTAACGGCTAGTCCTACTAATGCCATATTTTTTCTTTTTTATACAGTTAAAAAAAAGGGGAAGGGTAGAAACCCAACCCCTTCTTATATTAATTATCGTGACTATTACGAAGTTCTAAGAGCCGCTGGTGTATAAACAACCGCTAAGCTTTTATCAGCTAACGCAGCACCTACCATATAAGAAACTCTGAATCGGTAAGCTTTAGCATCTAAAGAGTACCATTGTTCAACTTGAGTTTCTGAGAAATCAGTTCCAACAATAAACGCATTTTGTGCAGTTAAAACCGCTCTGTGAGTATTGCTTTTAGAAGTAGATGCGTGACCCGCACCATTAATGACTGAACCATCAGAACCTCCATCACCATCAGAAGAGTCAGCAACGATGTACTTATCCCAATCTCTACGAACTACAACAGGAACCCCTTTGTAAGTCATAGGAGCGCCTGATACTAAAGCTCCAAAACCTGCAGCAGCGTATCCTGTACCTGCTAAATAAGCAGCGTAACTATCAGCAATATCTCCTGAAACGAAGAATACCATTTGTGACTCACGAAGCTCAGGAGTAGCAGCAGCGTAAAGACCGTCTAATATATTAAGAGCCGAGTTAGTAGAACCTGTAGCTTGGTTCAATGCAGAACCTGAAGTTACGTTAGCAATATCAGTAGCAATTAATTGTTGAGCCGCATCTAAAGTTTTACCACAAAGAGCAAAGATACCATCATACGAACCGTAGTGAACGCCAGGAGCTAAGTGGTCAGAACCTGCGTTGGCAGTGTGAGTAGAGTTTAACCAAAGTTGACGGTTGAAGTCAGCTTTAGCAGCGTTACCAATAATTTCCAATAAAGCTTTCTTTACAACAGAACCATCTATATTATCGAAGTCTGTGTTTGCACGCATCAACTGACCTTTAATTCTTCCGAATAAAGAGTGAGCACGAAACTCATGCTCCATTTCCATTCTTTTAGGACTAAGAGTTACAGCACTAAAAGGAGTTGTAGATGAAGAACTAAATACTCCATCGTTAAAGTCTAAAGTTGATTTGTCTAATTTACCGAAGTGGTCAATTTTAGTTTGACCTTTGATATTCGGCATAATATCCATGTAATTCATGTAGTCCCCACCCATAAATAAAGGTGATATAATGTATTTATTTACATCATATTGGTCTACAGCAGGTAATTGTGAAGCGGCTGAACCGCCTTGAGCTATTGCCATTTTCTTTTAATTTAAGTTACTTATTTATTTTTATTTTAAAATACTTTTTGCGAAATCACCCCATTCATCTTTTTGAACTGATTTTTCCGTTGAAACTTTAGGCTCATTTTCAGCTAATGTAACTGAAGGTGTAGCCTCTAATTTGGAAATTCGATGTGTCATAGTTTCAAACTGAGTCTTAAAATCTTCTTTAGACTCGTTAGCTTTTTCTTTTTCAGCACTAAGTTTTTGAGATAAAGAATCTCTTTCTTCGGTTAAAGCGTTAATCTTTGCTTCTAACTCGCTAACATTTACTTGAGGCTGTTCTTCTTTAGCTTCTGTTTGAACTTGCTCTTGTTGAGCTTCAGCTTTACCTATAATTAGGTTTTTGATTTCTGCAAACCAATTTTTCATAGTAGACTCATCCATTTCTTTCTCTGTTTTTATGGGTTCGTTTCCGAACGTGGTTAATATCTCTTCTGCAGTTTTGTTTTCAAAGCCTGTAATATCGTATTTAGCTACAATCTCTACTTTACCTGATATAGAGTCAATAAAGCCCATTTCTTTAGCCTCATCAGCACTTAACCAAGTTTCTGAATCTAGCATATAAGAAATCTTATCTTCATCTAGCCCTGTTCTTTTAGAGTACACTTTAAGCATTGTAGCTTCAACTTTCTCTAACGCATTTATTTGCTTACGCATCTGAGACTTATTTCCAAATACATTACTCATTGGAGAGTGTATCATAAATAAGCTGTTAGAGGTCATTTCGATAGTGTCAGCAGCTAAAGCTATAACCGTAGCCATTGACGCCGCTAAACCTTCTATTTTAGCCGTTACCTTTCCTGTGTAATTCTTTAATGAGGTGTAGATAGCTTGACCTTCAAAAACATCCCCTCCTGTACTATTAATGTGAAGGGTAATATCCTTACCTCCTAAATCTTTTAAATCTTGTAAAAAGCTTTTAGCGGTAATGCCGTGAACGCCAATCTCATCATAGATAAATATATCTGTAGATTTTCCTTTCTTAGCCTCTATAGAATTAATAGAGTACCACGACTTATTTTGATGTATATTTTCCATACTACTTGCAAATATAGTAATTAATTAATTTTTAGTGTTGACATCGACCGTCACTTTGTTTTCATGTAATCATAAACAACTCTTTGAGCTTGCCTAACTGAAATGTCATAATTTTCGGATATATCTAAAAATATATACTTTATTAACTCAGCATTGTTTTCTTTTAAGCAATCATCAAAGTACTTTCTTATAAGGTAGTTTCTTATAGAAGTTTTACTTATTACACCCTCTTCAAATAAGATTTCTATAACCCCATTTGTTTCTACTCCGTAAAGCTCTTCGATAGCTTTAGAGAGTTCTTTTATCATATTAGAATTTTGCATTTCTCTCAATCATTTTAACTCTGTTCTGTGTTTTATTTAAAGTCTCTACAGGTAAAACTACATTCGTATTACTAGCTATTACACTACCTAAAGCTTCGTAGTCTATTAAATTACCTCCCCCAATGTTAGGGCTTGTAAATGAAGTTCCTCCTCCTGCTTGATTCATAGCGCTTAAAGCGCCTCCAAACATGGCTGTACTTCTTCTATTTATAACAGCTTCTCCACCTTCAAGCTCCACAACTCTACCTCCAACACTAAACTTTTCGCCACCCATAGCGTGCGAATTACCCATAACTAAACCACCTTTAGCAAATTGTTGAGCGTTTATAGTTGATATAGTTCCTTGATGCCTAGCAAGGGCTATTGCAGCTAATGCGGCATATTGACCTAAACCTGTAAGACCAAACGTAGCTGCGTTGGCAGGGTTTGACGCTGCTTGAACCGCTATATTTGCTAACTCTTGTTGCAAACTTATATTAGCTAATTTTATTTCGTGCTTCTTTCTTGTTTCAAAAGCTTCTTTCTCTAATTTCTTTTCCTCAGCTCTTTTTTCTCTTTGATTTATTAACCCATCACCAGCCTCTTGGTCTAGCATAGCTTTTCTTCTATCCATTCTTCTTTCGAAGTTTTCAAGCTCAACTTCAGCCATTTTCTCTCTATGGTCAGATAATGCGTCTATACTTTTCTTGGTGAGGTCTGTCATTATTTTTCTCTTTCTCCCCTCTTCATCTTCTTCAAGCTTTAAAAGTTGTATTTTAGCGTTAGTTAACTTTTCCTCTATTTGCTGTTTAGTTTGTCCGCTAGCTCTAAACCCAAGCTCAGAAGCTTCAGTTAATTCTAAGAGTTCTTCGAAGTATTCTATATCTGTTTTAAGTAAATCTCTAGTTAAGTCTCTGTTAGTCATTGTTCTATGCTCCGCTTCAGAAAGAGCTATATCTCTTTTTCTTTTAGCTAAGTTTGTGTACATTCTAATCTCTAATTCGTCAAACTCTTGATTGTCTTGTCTTTCTATAGTTTGTTGAAGCTTTTTTTGCTTTAAAACTTCTTTAGCTATAGCAACCTCTAACCTAGAAAACTCCATTTCATCTTCTATGCCTAATTCCAGAAACTTTCTTTTGGTAGTTCTAAGACTCTTTAATCTAGCTACGCTAGCAGTCATTTGCGTTGTATTTGCGTAATCTCCTCGCTCAAAAGCTTTTTCCTCTATCTCAGCTATATCCAACTGTAATTGAAGTCTATTATTTCTCTCTATCTTTTGATAAGCCATTTGATTTAAGCTTTTCTGCTTATCTCTTGCTTTGTCTTCTGCCGCTTTTTTATCTTTTAGTTTTTTCTCTCTAGCAAGTAAAGTATCTAGTTCGTCTTGATATATACCTAAATTAGTAAGCACTTTGAGTTGCCCAAAACTTAACTCATCGAAACTAATCCCCGATAATCTAAATTCGGTTTGAGCAGCTTCTAAAAGAGAAAACATCTCCTGAAATTTTTTAGGAACTTCATCTAAACTTTCAATCCCTACAGGATTAAAGTTCATAAATTCAAATTTCTCTTGTTGCGATAACTCGTTAAAAGCTTCCATGTAAGGCTCAAACATTCTTCTTACATTAGAAGCGTCAGTTCCATCGAAAACATCTTTAAGAAGGTCAGTAAGAGATGTTAACTGACCTATTACATTTTTGTAAAAATTAGTATCTCCAAAAGAAACCTTAAAAGCCTCCCAAGATGTAGACAGCTGACTTAAACGCATCTCAGTTGAGTCTAATAAATCATTTTTAGCTTTCTGAACATTAGCGAAAGACTCTGTAGTATCTTCAAGGCGTTCTAATATATTATGGTATTCATCAGCGTTGTCACCTGCAATAGAAAATATAGCGGTAAGACCACGAACATTACCAAACATTTGCTCTATAGCTGCAGGACTATCTTTAAACGCTACATTAAGTCTACGCATCGCTTCAGTAAACCCAACAGCTTTTAACTGAGCAGAACCAATAGGTATTCCGTATTTAATAAATAAGTCTCTAGACTCTGCTGCAGGTTTTTGCATCTGAGATATTGCAGCACGAAGAGCTGTAACAGATTTAGCGGCATCAAGACCCGTACGAGTTGTAACTGCTATAGTAGCTCCTAATTCTTTTAAAGACACACCTGATGCTGCAGCAAAAGGTACAACGACACCAATAGCTTTAGACAACTCTTCTACTGTAGTTACCCCAAACTTTTGAGTATTAAATAGTGTAGATGCAACATCTGCGGCTGATTCGGTTTCTAGTCCATAAGCATTTATAGCTGTAGTTAATCCTAATGTTGCAGACTTTAAATCTGTAGCACCTGCAACAGCTAGAGTGGAAGCTTCATTAAGAAAATTTAAAGCCTCTCCTGCTTCTACACCTGCCGATACAGAGTCAAACATAGCTTTAGTTACATCATTTAAAGCGAACCCATAGTCTTTTGACAATTTTATTCCTCCTTGAAATAATTGACCTGAAAAAAGACCTGTTTCTCTTTCGCCTAAAAGTGTAGTTACGTTTATTATTCCTTTTTCAAATTTAGCGAAGCTTTTGACGCTTTCCGTAATAAATCTTATAAGCCTAGACATTACAGCTATAACTGCTGTTATTGCTGCGGCAGCTTTAGCGAAGTTTTTTACACCTGAAAGAAGTCCTTTATTTAAAGAGCTTTTAGCTTTTGAAGCCTTGCCTGTTGCTTTAGCGTGTTTTGAAATCTTTTTAGTACTATTATCTAAAGCTGCATTTTGTAATTTTATAGAGTTTTTTAAATCATCTACAGTTTTTCTAAGCTTTTTATTTTGTTGAGTAGCAGAACCACTAGCCCCTTTTTGGTCTTTTATTTTCTTGTTAAAGTCTGCGAGCTTTTTATTAGCTTGAGTTAACTTTATTTGAAGTTTAGAGAGCTCATTAGTGCCCTCTATACCAAACTTAATTACATATTCGTCTTGTGATTTTGCCATTTCTTATAATATTTCGTGGTTAGTTCCTGTTCTAGTAACTAGCAGCAACTCAACTTCCGTAGGCTCTCCTGAGAAGTTAAAATCTTTTACTTTATTTATTATATATAATTCGCTGTCTATTTTAATAAGCTGTCTAAAGTTTAGACTTCTCATATCTTCTGATGTTAAGTATATTTCAGCAGTAACAATCTTATCTCTCATCATAAGCATATCGATAAGCTTTTGATGATACTCATTAAATAATGCGCCTTCAGTACCTGAAGAGCCTTGTACATCTGAAAACATCGCACTAGGAGTGTTAGGTTCAGAAGGAAAATAAGAACCCACTTCTAAGTAAACAGGATGAGTTCGTT